ATACCTCATGTGGTAACATACGCATACCAAGGTAGGGGACTGACGAAAGATTTTGTGTTGAATGAATATGGCAACTATATCAACGGTTATGCCGTACATGATGCTGACGGTGTTGAGGGTTATACCACAGGATTGTATGTTGACTACGACCCCAACGAGGACTTGTTGGCAGACAAGGACACGGTGAGTATTATGTGGACTGTTGGCGCAAGCGTTGTTGTGCCAGAGACAAAGGCTACAACGATATATGTAAGCAACAAGAGCAAGGTGCATCTTGTATGTGAAGGCTACAATTCCGTAAGCATATACTTGTTTGACAAGTCAGATGTCACGATTGATGATGTTGACGAGGAAAGTTCCATTACGATTTACAGGTATAGCAAAGATGCGAAGGTGGATATTGGAAAATTTTGTCTTTCGCAAAAGATAAGGGTTTTTGACAAACAACTAAAGCTGTAGTATTATGAATCATAGTAGTAATAGATTTTTTGCAAAGAATACTGAGTCAGGTACATTTCAAGACATCACAACGATGTTTGATGGTGTTGCGGTATTGAAACTTGACGGAATGTTGGCAAAGGGAGAACCTGTAAACGTATATACAGCTCAATGGATAGATAGTCAACAGGAAGACTTTATGATTACCACATTGGATGGTAATGATAATCCTGTTGTTGTCCGAAAGAACGTTGATTTGGAACTTACATTCATCGTTCGTCAGAAGTATGCCACAGCAACTATAGATGTTCAGACTGTACACGACAATTTCGTAGACTACATTACAGGTAGTGATGTATGGTTAAAGTCTTCTTATGTCGGCAACAAATATGTTCATTGTGTATGCCTAAAGGAGTACAAGCCGACAACGGTCAAACTCGGACGAGGCGACAACTCGTACATAATGGGTACTATAACCCTGCATTGCCTTGATGCCCCACAAAACACATAATAATCTTCATAAGTTATTTTTGATAATGTATTAAATTGAAATGAAGCCGCAAAATCCGTGAGGACTAAGCGGCTTCTCTCTTCAATAGCAATCTTTATGGCAGAGATTCAACCTTTGAAGAAGATTCGTCTGTACCAAGGAAGTTCCTTGTAATATTCGAGGCTGACGTTTGCAGTGTAGAGTTCTTCACGAAGCTTCTTAATCTTTTCGGCTTGCTCCTTTGAAACGTCACCGAGTTGCTTTACTTGTGAGTTGAGACCTTCGATGATTTTGGTCTGCTCGTCAATCTTTGCAATACGCTTCTCGCTCATCTCGTCAGCCTCCTTCCCATAGGCTTTCCATTTCTCAACGTCTTGCGTGAGTTGCTTATTCCGACCCTTGCTTCCTGCAAGTTGCCTCTTCAGTGAGGTAATTTCCTCTTCCAACGAAGACACTTGTTCTCTGAATTGTCCGAGCGTCTTACATTTTTGTTCTTCCTGTTTCATAATCTACGTAAATTAAGTTAAACAATAATATTATATAGTAACATTATATTAAAAGTCTGGTTGGTTGTATGCGTCCAAGTCTGGTTTCTCATCCGAGGCAGCAATGGACTCTTTGATTCTCTTTTTTTCCATTCGGATATTGTTTGACGGATAAGGCGCAAGGTCAATGGTCTGTCCTATGATGCTGTATCCGTCCACGACATTGCCTTCGTGGTCTTTGGCATAGGGGAGCATCGTGCCCTTTATCTTGACGAGCATGCCGCTTGAGAAGTGCTCTGAGATATACTTTCGGAAGTACGGCTTGAAAATAAAGCGGAAAGAAAGGATTTCATCGTCAACTATCACTCCGTCCCTCCTCTTGTATCCCAACTTCCGTTCGCTTGCCGTGACGATTACAGAAGTGTCATTGTACCGTATTCCATCTATATGACCTTGAAACAATATATCCATACTTTCGATTTAAGCTGCTTTTTAGCCGTTCTGAGCGCATTTTACATCGAAGGTAGTATAATTAGCCACCGATGAAACAAAACGTGCTTGTAGGGCTTTATTTTACGTCGTCTTTAATTCCGTAATCCATTTCGAGTATCATCTTGCAATAATGAATGGCTTTGCGTATGTCTTCCGCACCATTTTTCCGTCGGTGTCGTGATATGTATTTTATCACATTACCCTCGAAGAAGTCAAGTCCGTTGGAGTGGATGTACTCTACGGGTTGAATCTTCATCCCCTCGTAGTGTACACCTCCAACTTCATTTACCCGTTCTTGGGAATCCTGCATCAAATCTTCGTATTCCGATGTCATATACTGTTCAGTTTTCCTCCGTCTCAAGAATTGTTCTCCATGCTTTTGCACGCTCGTTGTCGCAGTGACGGAAATGCTCGCATTCTGGACAGTCAACTTCCTCTTCGTCTTCATCGAAAGCGTCAAGTAACGCCTCGATGTCAACGCCTTCGTCTCGCAGGTCGTGAATAGCGCCAAGAATACTCCAAGCTAATTCGGTTTTAGGGTCTCCCTCTTCTCCTACTGTTCCATTGTTTAAAATCTCATAGACACCTCCACGGATAAGATTCATGTCGCCTACAGCAAAGTAGTCTCCCTTCTTGTGTGTGGCATAAATTGAAAACAATGCCTCGTGCTCTGGGTTGCACTCATCGGCAACCTTGTTCAAAATCTCAATTTTCTCCTTTGGTTTCATAAATGTTCAAAATTTAAATTGTTCGACAAATATAGTTACTTTTACCTTCTATTCCAAATATTTTAAGTTTTATTACCATAAATATTGTTAAGGGTTTCACTTACGCTTTCCCCTTTCTCGGCTTTCATGCGCTTGTATTCCTCAAAGGTTATTGCCCCTTTCTTGGATTCCGAAATCTTCTTTTCTGCGCGTTCGCGCTCAATGTCTGCATAGTAGTGTTCGCGCTCGACCATGAAAGTGTTCATTGCCTCAGTAACAGTAAGTGCGTAAGAAGTGTCGCCGTAGAACTTACCGTACTTTCCTGCCTCGAAACGGGACACGAACAGAAGTATTTCTGCTATCTTGAGTGTCTTGTAGTTGGCAGCGATAGTGCAAGCGAGATTATATATCTGCTCTCTTCCGAACTTTTCCGAGTTTACACCAAGAAATAAAAACATTCCCTGTAACAAATCGTATAGCCACGATGCAGCAGAGCCTCTTCCGTAGGTTATATCCAATCGCACAAGCGATGGGCTGTCTCGACGAAAGCAATCTACTGGATTAGCAACAAAACTATTCTTGTTTGCATAAGAGAACTTGTTGCTCAGTTGTGTAAAACTACCATACCTCGTCAGTATCTCCGTCGCGAATGAAGGTCGGTTCGCCAATGTGCTCTCTGAGTTTTTGACTAAACTCGTTTGCTTCTGCGATTGACTCATAGAATTTTTCAGTATTTGTCTTAGCTCTTCCATAACTGTTATTATTATTATTTCGATTTTTAGCCCAAGTCGTGCAAGCCATTTTCCAATTCTTCATTGGGTTGCGACCTACTTTCCATCCATTGCTCTCATAGAAAGCAAAGAACGCCTCCGCATCAAACGTGTAGCCTTTTTCAAATATATAAGCCCTTATCTCTTCTATCGTAGGCTTTACGAATCTCTTGCTTTCTTTTTTTACAGATACGTCAGTATCTTTTTTTTCTTCTAAGAGAACATTATCATTCTCTACACTTACACTATCACTTACACTTACACTTACAGGTAGATTTGCTACGTTTTGCTTGCTTTTGCTATCATTTGGTAGCATTTGGTAGCATTTGCTAGCATTTGCTTGCTTTGCCAGACCTCCTTGCTTCCCGCTTTCCCTGCGCTTTGCTTTTATATCAAGCCACTTTGCAGTATCTCTGTCTATCTGAGGAGAAATTAAGTCCATAACAACAGACGCGACTTCTGAAAGTTCTTTTTGAGTCCCTTCAAACACTTTCTGCATTATTGCGTCATAGATTTCAACGCGAAGTTGTGGGCTGCGCTTTTTAATTGCGTAGTACCAATCTTTATGGAATACAAATGATTCTCTATCTTCGCTCATGCAACTTATAAAAACTTTGCAAGCGTGACTACTAAGGTGCTCTACTACCCGTTCATCACGCCTGCAAGTATTTTAATTGTTCGTTTTGCGACCAAAGTAGAGCGCGTCGCATCGAATCGTATTTTCTTGTGCAAAGATACGCCTAATATTTCGTTCTGCCAAATATTTTAAGGATTTTTACGGCTTTTATACAACAACGCGCTTATCTTGCTGTAGATTCCTTGGTATTTAAGTTTCTTGATGTGCTCAAAATCCCCATCCTCGTTGGATTGCCTATATGACTTACCCAGAATCTTAGGAACATCAGTTCTTGAAACACGTTCATCATTCACCATTCTACTTAACATCTGGACTTCATGTTCCGTTCCAGAACATTCACCTTTGCGATTTGCACGAATGATGGAATCTACATCTATTCCGTGCTTCTTAGCCATGTACCGCAACCTACCTAAGTAGTCACGGCACAGGGATTGAAGCGTCTCGTTGCGTTTAGTCATATTTCCATTTCCATACATGGCTTATTATGTACACCACAACCGCTAACGAAAGTGGATTGTATTTGTTCGGATAAAAGTCCCCACGCAATATAAAATACAATGGTATAATCAACAAGTCTATCCAAAAGAAGCATAAAAGGAAAAGTAGAGCAAAAATTCTTCTAACGTATATCATGTCCATCAATTTTAATTCTTACCTCTCGTTGATAATCTTTTCAAACTCCTTTCTCAGACCCTCGTCGTCCATGTAGTTGTCTACATCAAGCACATCACACAATATGCGCTTCAAATCCCACTTGGAAAGACTTTTCAGATAGTCTCTTACAAACACATTCTGTTCTTGGAAACTCATATCGTTCCACTCTTCTTCAAAATTCTTTGTCATAATCTCTCTGTTTTTCGTTAGACGTTTATTTTTACTAAATCAAATTTCTTGATTAACAGTTGCTCTCAGAACGGTAAACTATTGTCTTGCGGTTGCTGTGCTTGAGGCTGCTGGTTGCCGCCAACGTTTGCACAATAGAAGCACGAGCAACTTGTAAACCATTTCTGATTCCACTCCCTCGACGACACCGAGAACTTGCAAAGAACCGTATTGCCAACTGCGATACTTTGCTTCATCTTATCCCATTTGTCCTGTCCGGCAACTTCAAGACACAGGTGCTGTGTATAGCCGCTATCCTGCCACTCGATGACAAAAGAGTTTTTTATCCATTCACCATTCTTGCCCTGACCGCTTAGAGTAGGCAGTACGCTTACGATTTTTCCAGTAATTTCAACTTGCATGATATTTGATATTTACTTAATAAAACTTCTTAGTGTTATCTCCCCAGTTAGGGTCGTTCTTTCGTTTTCGCATGATAGACGCAGCCTTGCTCTTGATGACTTCGTACATATTGTCGCACTTCTCTCCCCACACAAGGTCTCTTAGATAGCCGCTGTTCTTCTGTAGGTACTGCAACTTCGCCTCAGACATCTCCATTAACTGCCTTATGTCGTTGAACATCTCCATCTTCAATGTCTTGTCATGACGGTACAATATGCTGTCCATGTCCTGTATCGAAGACTTTATGATGTCAGCACACATGAAGCATACCAGCAGTAACTTCATCATCTCTTCTTTTTCCTCAATGGGCATGTCCATGTCAGCAACGTCTATCCTCTCGACCTGTTCCTTGTTCTCTTCGATGTATTCATAGACACACTTGTTGTAAAGAGCATCTATGTCCTGTGCTAAAGCAAGAGCTGCTGTAAGGTTGCCGTTGCGTATGTACATCTGGCGCGTAACCTCCATCTGCCTGATTTTTGGCGTTGCGTAGAACTGCTCCCTAATCCTCGAAAGCAACTCCTGCGGTAAGTCGTTTACTGTCATACTTTCTATTCTTTTGTATTCGTTGAACTTTAGTAGGGACTGAATGAGTCGAACATCCGTTCCGAGAGCCAAAATCTCGTGTACAACCGCTATACCAAGCCCCCTAATAAAAGTGGCACAATGCTGCTCCATTGCAAATGCAATGACAAAGATATACACTGGCAACTTCTTTGCAGCATTTGAGACATGTTGTACTTTCGGAGATTCTTGCAAGTAAGGCTTTTTGTACCTCGTAAACTTTCAGAAGACCGCAGTAATCATTTATATGTTCACTAATATACACTTCCACCTAATCTCCTAATCACGCATCATCGCACCACTTTATATGTAAACCTATCAAAGAACTCTTTCTAAAAGCCTCCTACCGTTCTCACGAATGTCGGAGGTAAATTTTATATGATAGCAAAATTTGAGTTTATCGCCTGCAAAGATAAGCACTTTCTTTTTAAGTTCTTTCTTTTTTTTGCCACTTTAACTAAACTTTAACATTTAGTAATACTTTTACACAAGTAATACTATGTTTAAGTATGTACTATTATATAAGTATTATTCCAGTATGGTATCTACCATGTATAAGTATTACATATTCGCCTGCGCACGCGAGTAATTCGGCAAAATAAGCATGTTTTTAACCAGATTTTTTCTTAATGTGTACAAAAGTAGCAAAATAAGACGGTTCAATCATGCTTAATCTTTGAACTTTATCTTGAAATAGTCCTCAAGGAACTGCTTGCAGTCAACTTTCTCACCAAATAGGTTGTTGCCACCAAATTCTTCTTGAAATCTCGTATTGCTTCGCTCACAAAACACGTCAAAGCAAAAGAACTCGTAGGCATCCTTGACAAGCGATGCAATCTTGCTGTTCGGGTGTTTATCTAAATAATACCCCCCCCCTCGAACGTATAGTTTGACCATATTCGGATGATTCTTAAACGACTCGATGCGCTGTCTGTACGACTGCAAAGGACAACCCATACAGCCTAAGCGACGTGTAGCATCTATATTTCCATCCTCGTCATAGTACAGGGGATGCAGTTTTATTCCACGTTCCTCGATAAACTCAACCAAGTCCTCCTTAGTCCAGTCCAATATCGGGAAATACTGACGGACTTTCTTCTTCTTGCTATATACACGACACTGCTCTGGCTCTTTGTATCTCTCCTTCCGCTTGTTGCTTTCCTCTGCTCGTATTCCGAGAATAGCGTAGTCAAGCACTTTTATTTCCTTTAGGTTCGTACAGCAGTGGCGGTTCATGCGAGAAGGAAACCCATAGTAAGCAATCAACTGCAAGAAGTTCTTCTTCGGACGCATAATCTCAGCACCGTTGTCTTCCGCGTGCTTCAAAGTCCCAGCAACATCAATAGTCGTACAATGGTGTATAGCCCTGTAAGGCACGCCAGCCATCTTGGTTAATTCCAAGATAACGTCGCTGTCTTTACCAGACGAATAAGCCACCTCTATCTCAGGACATCCGTTCTCTGCCGCTATCTTGGAAGCAGACTGAATCAACTTAATCGCACGGTCAACCTTTTTCTGTAACTCTTCTCGCATAATCAGTGTTCTATCAATCTAACGATAATGTCAATGTCCTCAGAAAAGCGACCGTCTATCACACGACCGACAACACGATACTTGTACTCCTTCTCGTTGTCGTCGCCAAAGTGGATAAGGACACTATCACCTATCATCGGAACTTCTACGTCCCAATTAACCCAGTCTCGGAGGTACTTCTTATCTCCACACTCTCCTAATGCGTAAAAATGTAACTGCTTCATAATAAATACAACTTGTTTAATATAAATTTTGCACAAAGGTAAGCATTTAGGCACCTGATTGAACATTTTCTTGGGAATTTTTAACTTAAAAAAGCAAAAACACACAGAAACAGCCCTACAATCGCTCAAAATCTTCTCGGTGGACAACTATACCACACAGCAGTTGTTTTGCGTTCTACGGGGCTAAAAATAGCCTCAAACGGCATCTTTTGATATTTTATGGCATAATACATACACAAAATCATCAACTTTACCCATTTTTTTCGCTTTCACGCGCACACACGCACGTATATGACAGAAATCCAGATTTTTTGAATTTTTCGATTTCGAAATTTTTATTTTTTCGGAAAGGAGTGTTTGCACCAAATACTTTGCGCTGCCTGTACCCTCCCCTCCCGTCTTATTGTTTTCGTTTTCTTTTCACGTCTGCAAACGTTCATTTAAAAACGAGGAAAACGTCTATTTCTGCCTATTTCGACAATCGTACATTTTTTTGCTATAAATAAGGTACACGTATATCTATTTTCACCCAAATTTTGATACTGGAAAATTCTTTACAATTTTTGTACTAAATTTTTACTTACAAAATCTTTACAATAAAATAACTAATTTTTGGAATACCAAATAAAAAATATTGACAAAATTTGCTAATATAACATAACTTAAATAACATATAACTTACTATAAATTAAGTACTTAGATAAAATAATATTAAAGTAAATAAAATTAACAATAAAATAATAATATTTTACACTATAAAATAAAATATATTTATATTATATATATATATTGTAAATAATTATTTTATGATAATTAAAATATTAAGAATATTAAAATAATGTTATATTATTGATTTTCAAATAGTTAGAATAAAATAAGTATATTATTTATGTAAATATTTTTCTTATGTGTTAAACTGTTTTCTTTTATTGCAATTATCAAAATATCGCGCTATCTTTGCATCAGAATTTAGAGAAATTCCTTTGCTAAGATATATTTTTAGTTATCATATAGTTATTAATCTTTAAACATTTACAACTATGGCAAAAATTAATTTATTTACATCAAACTTAACAGGTAAGCAACTCATCAGTGAGAAGTCGGAAACCAAGAAGGCAGTGAAGGCTGCACTTGCGGATTACGAAGCAACTATCAATAGTGCGTTTACGCAAGTAATCAAAAGTACGGATATTCGTTGCCGTAATGTTGCCAACGCTGCAAAAGGTAAGTACAATACCGCGATTGATGTTGTAGCCAACTGTTATCCGTACCAAACTAAAGAAGGCGTTTTAGCCTGCAAAGGTAAGAATGAAGAAGACATGAAAGTTTGGAAGGAAAAGAAGTTAACGGCAGCCGCGGCACGTGGTATTGTGAAGGCAGCGCTTGACAACTTCACGAAATTCGTTGGCAGTCCTGAGATAACAATTGTAGTTATAGGTAATCCTGTTGGGTAAAAAATCTTTACAACCCCTGTGCGATATTGCTTCATAGTCCTCGGAAGGCTACAGGGGTGCAATATTCTAAAAATTAAGAAGGCGCTTAAATTCGTGCACCTGCAAAGGTAAGCGAAGGCAAGCGATAAAATGTACAGAGGTGCACCTTCTGAAGTTGGCAGGACTGGAGAAGTGCTATTTTTCCAGTATAAAATAAAGCGATAGCACAGGGAAAGCGAAGGCAGTTGTGGCGCTTCTTCCGAGTACTGGTGTAATACGACCTATTGAAGGCGTTTCAAGTGGAAAGGATAGTGAGAAAACCTAAAACGCTTTAGCAAAATTCCAATTGCAGGCGGTAACAATACCAACGGCAGGCGGTTTTGCGCTTTAGTATTGCAGGGGCGGCGGAAGCAATTTGTAGGCGCTTGCGTGCATTGATTAGGGATGCACGTTAAAAGAGAACCCACGGCAGGCGGTTTTTATCGTTTGCACGTACGGCAATACTCACTTGTCGGAACGCCCGAAGAAGGCGCGGTATCCTGTTATGTAATGTAGCAGGGAATGAGTTGAGGTGGGATATTTTAACCAATTACACGGAAGGAATATAGCAGGGATGCACTACCAAGAAAAGAAACAGGATGCAAAAGTCTAAAAACGGCATGTACGAATAAATAAGTACATGATACGAACAAGTTTAGGCGGTTTATCTTAGTACTATAAAAACCGCAGCAGGAACTTTTTATATTTAGGCAGCAGGGCATACTTTTATAGTGTGCCCTTTTGTCGTAAATGCACCTAACGTTTGTTAGTCCGTAGTGCAAGTCGGGATAAAGCATGAGCACGGCAAAAGTATTAATCTAAAAACATAGGAGGCATTATTATGCAGAAATCTTTAGTTTGGGTAATTGTGCAGTCTGCTATTGTAGACGGCAAAGAGACCAAAGGTATTCATGACGTGTACTTGTTTAAAAGTGAGGCACAAGACCGCATGAATGAGATAGTAGTAGAGTTTGAGGACAAGCAGGACGAGCAGGGCAATTTTCTCTGGGAGTGCGAGCGTCCTTGGTGGAGTGTTGCAAACTTCAAGAGCAATACGCATGATTTTTCTATGCGTATCGAAGTAGTAGAACGTGAAATAGAACTATAACATTATAAGTGTATGAAGAATATATATTTAATTGCGGCATTGCACGCAGACGGAAGCGAGCACCTTTTCCGTAAAGCATACACGAAACAGGAGTATGTCATGGAGGCACTTCAAAAGTTACGCAAGGAGCAGAAGGAAGGTGACAAAACCGTTTATTATTATTGTGAGTTTGAAGTAGCGAAATAGTATCAACTTTAAAGCATTAAAATCATGGCAAAATTGTATTTTGACGGAGTGTGCGTAATGCACGACGTAGTAGCGAACGTAAAGCAGGCAGCAGAACTATGCCCTGCAAGTGTGGAATGTAAAGTAGTGGAGGACTAACTATGCGCAGGAGATTTTTAATTAAGGATGCAAAGCGGTACGCAATCTATGGAGTAGGTTGTGTCTTGTTGGCAAGCGGACTTAATTACAAGTTTGCAAGTGAGTGCGTAGCAGGACTTCGTGCGCAAGGTCAAGTAGTAACAATGATGGAGGAGTAGGACTATGGTAGAATTTTTCGTAATCAGCACGGCATTTGCTTGTATTGCAGGCATCCGTGCGTTATCATAGGAGATAAAAGTATGAAGTACGAGGAAAGAACAAAAGCATGGAGTTCACTTGCAAAAGGCATGATTGCGCTTGACAAGTTACAAGTTGAATTGTGCGAGGACACACCATACGAAGTGCCATCGGCAGCAGAATGTCGCAAACGTATATTGGCAGCAATGTGCTATTTGCAAGAAGTTCACGATGTATTAGAAAAACAATTTTAGGGCAGAATTGGGCGACGTTCACTCTCTGCACGCCGCCCGACCGACAGATTTCGAGCATTATGGAGAACAATTTTTACGATAGCGGAACGTTTGAGTTGCTTTGCTATCTTTTTTGTATGTCAGTGAGCGGTGTGCTGACGTATATTTTTATAACCGCATAGTATTAACATCTAAAACAAAAAAGCAATGAAAGCATTTATTTTCAAGGTGACTTTGGTCACAGGTATGGTAATCGTGTGCAATGGTATTGGCACGAATGTAGACAACGCAATGATGGACGCTTGCGACTATCTTGCAAGTACGGACTATCCGCAGGACGACATCGTTGATGTGGAACTAATCGAGCAGGAGGGCAGAGTATGAAAGAATATCAGTTGCATTGTGCAGGTGGCAGTCATAGCAAACCTTGGTGCATTGGAGTGAAGACATCTTTTGGCTGGCAGCAGGTAAGTCCTTGGTATTTCTACAAAGGTCATGCGCTAAACTGGTGCAAGCGGAACAATATTGTATTATCATAAAAGGATTTTCTAAAGCAACAAATAGTATTAACAATTAAAACATTTAGCATTATGAGAAAGATTGAGAAAGAAATGCTCGCAGCAGTATGCGAGCACAGAAATTGGGGCAGCGGCAACACTGTAGTAGTGGCAGACAAAGACTATGTGCAGGTCATTTTACATGGCAGCATCATATATGAGTGCAAGGGAGTTGAAGAGGCTTTCACGCTCGCAGGATGGGACACGGATGTAACACGCAACAGACTGCGTGCTCTTGGCGTAAACCTATTCAGGAAGAACGGCAAGACGTATGCGAGCAAGTGCAAGAGTGGAGCAAACGCAATAGAGATAGACAAAAACGAATGGTATAACTTCTAAAACATTAAGAATTATGGAAAAGTACGATTATTTATCAGCAGTGAAAGAGGATGTTAAGTCGTGGATTAACGAGCATGACGAGTGGAAATCAGACTACGCAGACGAGAGCGGCAAGTGGTTGAGAGAGGACAACCGATACGACATTGAGCAGGACTTGAACGACCGCCTATTCTGTGAGGATGTCGTGACGGGCAACGCAAGCGGCTCGTACACGTTCAATACATGGCAGGCAGAAGAGAATTTGTGCCACAACCTTGACTTGCTTGGCGAGGCTCTGACGGAGTTTTGTTGCGAGCCAAACTACATCACGGAGAAAGGTGCGGAGGCTTGCGACGTGACTATCCGTTGCTATCTTCTCGGACAGGCAATCAGTGAAGTGTTGGACGAATTAGAAGACGAGGAGGACGAGAAATGAGGTACTATAATTACGATATGCTGAGAGAGTTGCCGCAAAATATGCGGGACTCCCTCCAAAAGTATTTCCCGACCAACGACTTCGGTGTGTCGCTTGTATTGGACAACCTTGCAGGTGATATTGATATAGTAACTATTGATAGGTGCGAGGGCAGCGTAATAGGCAAATCAACATGGACGCACTACGCCAACCTACAACGTACAGACAATGGTACGTGGGAGTTAAACGAGCAGTTCAAAGGGGAGAACGAGCAGGAAATGTGGATATACGGCTACTTCAAGACGTTTGGTGCAGCCGTCCGCAATCTTGCGATAAAAGGAACAAAGGACAGGAAACCAATAAAGATTTATATATGAGAACATTCAGAGTAAACGTGGTCGGCTTCAACGCTGACACATTCAGAGACAACTATTCGGAGTACATCAAGTCCGAGCATGAGGCGTACTTTGAGAACGTAGAGTTTGAACTGCAAGCACCGCAGGAAATCTACGATGAGATAGACAATTTGAAAGAAGAAATGATTGAAATATTGGAGGACTAAGGTATGTTTTACTACAGAATAGGATATTATTACAAGAACGACGAGGGCATCTACGAGCATCTTCCTGTTATTGGAGAGGTGACGACAGACAAGGAGATTGCCGAGAAACAGTTTGATAATGTGGTGCGTCAGTACGCACAGCGAGACTATTGCTACAAGGTGTCAGAGGTCAGAGAGCGCGAGTTAGACTACGCTTGCTACATCAAGCAGGTACACATTGTATGCGATGAGCCTGCGTACTTGCATGGCGAGTATCTTGTGGAGTTACAATGTTATACACACAATCCAAATTTGTAAGACTATGACAAAGTTATCAAAGAAAGACCTGCAACTTGTAGGTAGTGCAGGCAACATGGATAGTTTAAAGTCGCTCATCAAAAGCAAGTTGTATTGGGCAGAGGTAAACACCACCGAAAGCAGTATGTACGAGTCGAGGCTTGGAAATGTCTATGAGGTAGGCAACCGAAACGGAGTGGTTAGTAACATGGTAATAATCGAGGGCGCAAGGTGCTCTCTTTACAGAATTAAATAGAAAGGGCAAGACTATGAAAGAAGTTTGGTATAGAGCATTTGCGGACTACACACCGATAAACTACGGAGGTGGTACAGACGAGTTCTTCTGCATCAAGGTAGAGGACGAGAACGATGCTGCACAGATGAAAGCAGCGGATGAAAAAGCAATCAAGTTGGCAAAGGAGTGGGCAGCACAAGGCGACGACTTTGCAGACGTTGGTCACGTTGATATGGACTTGGTTGAAGTCACGGAGGTGGACGGAGACAAGGAATGTTTTCCCGAAGTAAGAACTATATGGTGGTAGGCTATGAATTATTGGCAACAAGTAAAAGAGAGCCGTGAGGACGGCTGCATGGAGGCGTTGGAATACTATGCAACCACCTTTCTTGACAAAGGCAAGGCACTGAACGAGCAGCAACAGAAAGACTACAAAGAGAAGTGTGCCATCTTGCAGTGCATGGGAGTAGAGGCAAGCAAGTATGCAAAAGTAATGTTATCGCTACTATGAACAACCTAAGAAAAGTAATTAACGAAAGCATCAACGAGAAAAACAAGGTGCGAAACTTCCATTTTATTGACACACAACAGACTTATAGGGTAGTAAAGATGTTGTCTGAACATTGGAAGTGCAATATTAGAGAAGCATATCAAAGGTATGCAGACTATGTACAACACTAATTTAAGTACGAATTGGAGCGCATTCACACTCTGCACGGTTCGGCTGCGATGGTCTTTGAGCCTACACTTTTGATGTGGTCGCAGCCACTTATTTGCGTATGTTTTAGATTGATACTATTGTTAGTCCGTTGGCTGTCGTGAGATACCCGACGGACATTTTTGAATTGAAGTTAAACATTAAAACGATATAAATATGAAAGAAAACGAATTGACAAAAGGCATTTATGTCTATTTTAATTGCTTCGATGGAAGCAAGATTATTGTACGTGTGACGGGTTTCAATGACGGAATCGTGTATGGCGATTCTGAGACGGGTTCGCATTGGTGTAATATTGAAAAAGTTGAGCCGATACCCACCACTCCAAAAATTCTTGAAAAGAATGAATTTCTCGCTAATAAACATGTTTATCCTTATCCCTATTATGAATATATAAATGAAGAAGATAAACTCAAAGTTGGATTTGCGTTTCCACAAGGAAATAGAACCTCATATAAAGAACCGTGGGTTTATATTGATTCTGAACATGTCTTTATTGAACATTTACCTTGTATATTTGTCCATCAACTTCAACACGCTTTCAGACTTGCAGCCATAGAAAAGGAAATTATGATTTGAAACATTACAACTATGGTAGTTATATGGAAATATGAACAAAAGGAGGAGCAAAGAAAGGAATTTGCGGATATTAAAAGTGCGTTTCGTTTTCAAGCCACTTTGTTAAAGAAGAAAAAAGGATTGGAATACGCAAAGTATGAGTAAATAACATCTAAAACATTACAACTATGGAAAGAGATTTAGTAAAGAGATTTATCAAGAAGGACGGCTCACAGAGAATTTCCTTCTATCGTGAAGAATATGCAGATAATCCTCGTTACAACACTGACGAGCCACTGCACTGCGAGGACTGGTCAAGGGACTACTCGATTATGGACAAGCGTGAGCGAGAGACGAAATCCGAGAACGCAGCCAAACTTATTCGGTATCTGTTGGCAAGATACGGAGACAATAAAAAGATTATCAAGTTGCTGAAAGACAACTACAAGGACTGCGAGCACGACAGATACGAAAACGGATTGTCTTATGACCGCTCTCGCAAGGAATGGATTGTATGGTCTTGGCAACCGACTTGGAAAGACTATCAAGGAAATGTGTATGAGGCTCACTGGGCAGAAGAATGGGCGTTCTGCATAAACATCTATGACGTTGATATATACAACATCGCAGATGTTCTTTCGGACGAGCAGATTAACGCCCTGTGTGATGACAAGTATTGGACAGACGGAATAAAGATTATGTCCTACGGATTTGGCTACTACGGAGAAATATCATTCGACAGCGAGTTCTCAACTGATTCCGAAGGCATCTGCTGGCTTGAGAAGGACGAGTTCTTGAAGTACAGCGGATGCAAGGAAGAGTATTGGAAAGACAACGATTGCTACGACATCGAAAAAGGCATGATTGACGAACTTGTGGCATGGGGTAACAACGATGTGTACGGATTTGTGGTAGAGAAGTGCATCAAGAGCACCATCCACAAGACCTACACCAATATCAAGAAAGAAGATGAGGTGTATAACGAAGAGGAATGGGACGATGACGGAAATTCCTGTTGGGGATTATACGGAGAACTTGACAAGGTAGAGGGTTGGATATTTGAAGAGAGCGGACTTAACAAAGAAGAATTTGAGGAGGTTGCGTAATGAAGAATTTCAAAATTGACTGGGATTTTGTAGGCGGCTTACTTTGCTGCCTCGTGGCTCTCACAATGATTTGGGCGTTCCTGTGGGTGGTTTACCCCTAATGCTCACGCACACGTTATAATAATTAATAAATATAATTAATAAAAGTAAATACATTATGGAAACAATTATCAAGAAGTTAGCAGAAAGCATTGAGTCGAACTTGATTCACGACATGAATTGCGAGCAGATTGGAGACGATACTTCAATCTTGGTTCTTAACGCATACAACCGCTATCAAGAAGACGAGCGTGACGGAGTTGATTATATTTTCGACATCCGCAAAGAAGAAGACTTAAAGTGCTGCATCGACGGAGGAATGACAGCACATGATATTGCTTGTATCAACGAGGAATGCACAAGAACCGCAATGAGTACGCCTTACTTCATGTTCGGACAAAATCACAAACAAGCGGAGGTTATTCCTACATGGGCGCAATTAAAACGAGTTCTCGGTGTGTCACTGCATGAGGTTATACTGCACATATTGGCAGACCCATACGCTGACGGATATAAAGAACTGTACACACATTGTGTGACGTGCTATATGTGGAACAACAATTTAGTATAACTTAAAAACGTATAGATTATGAAAACTTACTATCAGATTCACTTCTCGCAAATCAGCGAGATTCTTATGCAGGCAGCACTCGGTGTGTCTGCGGTATGCGGCTACAGACTCGTTACTTCTGACATGATTCACTCATTGTCAGACCTGCACGACAAGTCATGGACAGGTCTTAAAGAACCTTACTACATTGCAATCCGTGAGATGGGTACGGAAAGCGGTTACAAGGAACACTGCATCGAACGCTGCAAAGGTCTTGGCTACCCCATTGTTATTGCGAAGATTGAGGCTGACAAGGTGTGCGACTACAACATGACAATCAAGTTTTGCTGGAATGTATCAAACGACAAGAAGAACAGCGACATGGAACAGGAATTTAATTCACTTTAAACAACGGAGGACTGACTATGACATACGAGTATAACGGACACACCGTTGACGTGTTCTGCAATCTGTTCGGGTACACTGCGTACCTTGACAACGACCTTGAGCCGTTGGACATTAGTGAGGAAGAGTATATTGACATAGTAACAAATGGGGGGCAATTATGAAAAAGGTATTTGCGTTGACCGTTCATGAGTGTTGGGACTGGAATGACTCGACCGACACACTGATAGACATCTTCTGTAACTTGGAGGATGCGAAGAGAGCGATGAAAGACTACTTCGGGAAGGCGACTGAGAACATTGACTTGGACGAGGTGGATAGAAACGGACAGAGGGTCTATACTTTAAGGAAAGACACAGACCGATGCATGGAGTTGGTGAACGAGCATGACGGATGGTCTTGCGAGCACATCTGCCTGCTTATAGTGGAGAAAGACATAAAATAGTATTAACAGAAACGGTTTAAAGATATGTTACGAGTAAACTACAAGATTACCTATGGCGAAATCAAGGTTCGCCAAGCAAGCGACAACAAGTTATACACGAATAAAATACATCCTGCGAATGCTCTTTGTGCTTTTATCTATCACTACAAAGCAGAGGACGGAAGAGAAATTGACATATACAAAGAGTCAACCTGCATGGGCATGATTGCGCCAAGAGGGTTCTCATTCAGAGAATATAATCAAGGCATTCCGCAAAAAATTGCAGAAAATCTTAATAACGGACTGAAAAAGTGTGGGGTTTATACGGATTTTATAGAAAGGAGCCACGATAATGTGTAGAGTATTCTTGTACAGCCGCGTCAGTACGTCACAGCAGACGTTGGCTCAACAGGAGCGTACCGCTTACGAATGGCTGAAGGCTCACAATATGAAAGTTGACGAGGTTGTTTCGGACGAAGGTGTGTCTGGTGGTGTAAGTTACGCGGAAAGAAATCTCGGCAAGATTCTTCTGCCTAAGACACATGAGGGAGACATGATTATTGTATCTGAAATCAGTCGTCTCGGACGTTCTATGTTCAACCTCAGCGAACTTATACACAAGGAACTAAAGCCTCGCAAGATACGATTGGTCTGCGTTAATATGGGCATCGACCTAAACTGCTCAAAGATGACTGCGATTGATGAATTGATTATTTCAAACTTCTCGTTCGCGGCACAGTTGGAGAAACAACTAATCAGCGAAAGAACCCTCAGCGCCTTGGAGGTTAAACGCAAGCAAGGAGTGAAGTTCGGACGTGCAAGCGAGAAATATAAACAGAATTGGAATAACAAATCAACAGAAGAGAAGATTATGGTAGAAAGAAAAAGAGGTGAGACCAAGCGTCTCAGATACCAGTCAAGTAAAAAGACTACGGCATTCCTGCGGATACTCAAGAACGTATTCCCCGATGCCACTCAGAGCGAAGACCCGCACGACTGGGACTGGGACAACATCAACACCAAGGGAGACAGGAAGGACAAGATGCTCTCCCTCATGAAGACGATGCGAGACCTTGACGAGAACAAGCAGCTCTTCAAGACATTCAACTTCGACGCTAACGAAACGACGAAGCAGCAGAGACTTGGGTCGTTGATATTCGCAATGAAGAGAACGTTCAAGTATTAACAAATATATTGTATAACTTAAAACATAGGAGATTTAGAAATGATAGGATTACTGATTATTTTAACATGTATTTTAAGACCCGATTTGCTGATAAAATTAGGGAACAAAGGTATGCGCTAAGATAAGCGGAGCGTTCACACTCTACAAACCGCGTCGGCTGTCGAATCGGTGGCTGACGCATAGTAATTAACTTCAAAACATAAAGCAATATGAGAAACGAATTTAAACCAATGAGAGCAGAGGACAAGGAAGTTGAGTTCACAGAACTACTCCTTGGGGGTTATGGAATCAAGAAAGACAACGGAGGTCACGACTTCTACAACATCGTGGAGCGTGATGACATCGAGAAGACAAACGGATGTGTCACGGACAAAGGACGTTGCACACATTCTGCGGACAGCGTATTGAAGAAAGTTCTCAAACAACTTGAGAAGGACGGATATATCGTAATGGCGAAGGCTTCACTCGACTGCTACAAGGGTCGTCTGAAAACAACTACATTCTATTTGGCATAAGAAAATTAAGTATTAACAATTAAAACAAAACATTATGAATAAGACAAGATTAAAGAAGTTGGAAACACTGGTAAGCAAACTCGAAGACCTGCGCGATGAACTACAGGAAATCCAACAGGAGGAACAGGATTGTTACGACAATGCGCCTGAAAATCTGCAATACTCAGAGCGTTACGAGCAGATGGAAACGAACGCAGACAACCTTGAGAACGCTTGCGACGAACTCGACAGCGTAATATCTGAGATTAGAGACATTATTGACGAGAACTAAAAATCAATTCTGAGCGCATTTCAAGTGCCTTGCTTGATAACTATAAGCCTGTGCTGAGAAATGCCGTCAGAAACGATTTAAATAGGCAAATATGAAAACAGACAACAGATGCAAGCACCTTAGAACGGACGGCAACATACGTTGGTGTGATTTAGGCTACATGTTGCAATGCGACAGATGCCGTGAGAGAAAAGGTAATGAAGAAGAATAACAATTAAAACACAAAGAACTATGGAACAGATTTTAAAGAAATGCAAGTGTTGTGGACGTGAGTTGCCAATGAGTAACTTCAAAAAAGGTCGTTGGGGTTATGTGTCTGTTTGTATGGACTGCGACAAGCAGCATCGTGCGGAGAACCGACAGGCAAGAATCGACAAGGCGAAACAGAAAGTAGAGGACGTGAGAGCCGAGAACAGGCAATTGTGCCTCAATGATTTTACGGCTCGTGAATTGATGGCTGAACTGAAACGAAGAGGCTACGAAGGAAAGTTGGTTTACACAGAAACCCACACAATTGATTTAAGCACATTGTAACCGCATTTTGGTCTATCTTGGGAGGTTCGAGTCCTCCCATGCGGACAACAAAATACATAAAATTTCTTAATGAAATTTGTATTTAATGAAATATTTGCATATCTTTGCAATGTGTTTTTCAGTTATAATGTTTTAAGGTTAATACTATTGAACCGAGGGTTTGTGAAAATCAGTAGGTTCTTCTTTTGGAACATGGTGTAATGGCAGCACAACAGATTTTGGTTCTGTTTGACATGGTTCGAGTCCGTGTGTTCCAACTATTATGAACGAAGACAACAAGATAAACTTTGCCTACATAGCTGGCAAGAATCACGGAAGGGTTGACATAACGCCAGAACAGTTAAACCAAGTAATGAAGATATTGTATGGGTAAACCAAAGAAACGTAAAGGGAAGATACGGATAAGGCAAAACGTATCATTAAAGCCGTCTTTTCAAAGAACAAATGCAGGTAATATCGGTCATCCTACATTACTTGCTAACGGAGGTAATATCAAAGTAAAAATAAGACACAAAGTTTAATATGGTTACTTTGTTTAGAAAACTACTAATACGAGTTGGTAAAGTAATCCCATTCGTATTTGCTTTTATTGTAGTTATAAGTCATATTGAAAGTATCTTTGCAATACTTAACGATGATATTGTATTAGACTTTGAAGGTTACTATACTTACAACGTACCTATCAGTAACTACATTGGTAACATAGTTTACGTAGATTGGTTCGATGTGCTTTTGCTCTATGTTTTGGCAGTAGCACTTGAATTTTGTTGGCGCAATATGTTAGCCGTGCATTATTTGTTGCTTAATTTGGCCGTTAGAACGCTTGTAGAGCACGTTTACATCGAAAGTGGTATAGTTGTAGGCATTGCAAGTTTTATGGCGTTAGCGGGCTTGTATTGCGTTTATGGTGGATTTAAAATACTTTTATCTAAATGAACGATTCAGCATACACATTACACATTGACCCTATTCCAAGAAAAAAGGGTAGATTCCAAAAAGGAAACACCCCTTGGAATAAGGGTCTTTCTTGGAAAGAACAGGGATGGACTAAGGAAAGAAAAGAAAAGGTTCTTGCACAGCTCAAAGTAAACAAGAGCAAGAACACATACACCAACACATCAGAACACCTCAAGAAGCCAGTAATACAAATGGATGAATACGGCAACAGACTTCATTGGTATGAGTCAAGCGAGGCTGCGGCAAGGAAACTTGGAATCATAGGTCGCAACATACGAAAGGTATGTGACGGACAAAGGAATTTCTGTGGTGGGTATAGGTGGAAATGGGACGAAAGATTTATATAACAATTATACGTTTAACAAAAACAAAAGAATTATGGCTACAATTAGAAGGTCTAATGGGTTTCATGCAAAAGGTAGAATGAAGGTCATTACAGTGATAAAAGATGAGCACTTATGTAAATATTATTGGGAAAAAGACAACCCACATAAGAAATGTTTGCTTTTTGCGAGATACAAGGTATTCGTACAAACAGAAGATGGTGCAATATATGTTCTCTCTGCTCTTCACGATACTGATTTGGCAAATACGGATTGGACTAACGAAGATTATGATTTCTTTAGACCGTTAGAAACTCCGATAACTTTAAGCGAATTAGAATACTACGTTGATAATGAAATAGCCTACAACAAAGAAATTGAATGCAATGATGATGAAGAAGAAGCAAGAAGTTACGTTTATGATTTATTAAAGGAAATGATAGACGACCCTATGGTAACAGACGAGGTGAGGAATTTCTTAAAAGACAAATGAGTATGTTTTGGTTTATCTTATTCATTATTGCTCTTTGCCTTGGTTTTGGAAAGAATACAAGGCTGCAAGTGTTAAAGTTTAGTTAAAATTTCACCGAATCCATTGCGGAATGGAAAATAGTTCTTATCTTTGTGGCGTGAAACAAGAAGTAGAGGGCTTGAAGTAACGGACATATTAAACGCATATAACATTGACGAAAGTCGAACATTATAGGCAAGAATACAATCCAACAAGTTCCTCTACGCTTAGTTGGATTTCTTGTTTATAGATGTTCGACTTTTTGTTTTCACTCGCTCGATGACTCTATTCGTCAGCTTCGGTCGAAAGACTTTGGCACACCTTTCTACATCGAGTTAAAAACTACACCGAACGAAAGACCCAGAGGTGTACAAGTAGGGGGCAGTAGAAATACTGATGATGCGCTTGGGGATGTCTTAGTAAGAAGATGCAAGCATCAAGGTCGGAACGCTTACTCGGTTCTGATGCGGAAACTTCGGGGGCTAAAGGATGACAAGTTAGTTGTCTTGAACTTAAACGAAGAAACGCAAGCCTCAAATGCGTGTAACAGCGCATAAAGGGGGTCTTGCGTTGCTTAAAAACCGCAGGAATCTAAGTTAGTTGTTTATTTAAGTACGATAATAATTTAAATATACTATATATTATGCTATTAGGATTAAATAATTTAGTTAATAGAATAAAGAAAGGCTACGATAAAGTAGAAAAATGGAAAATTGACCACCCAAATTCTGTTGGTAAAGTTCCAAATCCTTTCTTCTATTTCAATGGTTTCAACTACATCAATGTTTATACAACGGAAAGTTATTTTGAAAGTCCTTATAGCGGTGTTAGGGAATACGATTATCGCGAACTTGGGGAAAATTACTCAAAATGGGTAGAAGAAACCCAGCGTAAACTTTTAGCTAATAAAACTTCTCACGAAAGAAAGTTCTCGCAAATTTTAAGTCAGTCAAACACAAAGGTTGTTGAGCAACCATACTTCAAGATTAGCGACAAAGGCTATTTCCTTGACTTCTTTTTACCTCAATACAACTTGGCTTTTGAACTAAACGGGAACGTTCACAAAGGGGAAGAGAGGGAGTTTTATGATGCTGACAGGGATTTGTCGTTTCACTCTATTGGAATAAAGACAATTCGCGTTTCAAACCTTGATATAGACTCTGCCGATATTAAGAACAAGATAAACGAATGGGCAAACTTAGCCATGTCTGGTAATTTCGACCCTGCGTTGTATTACAAGCGTTCCGACACAAGAAAGTTTGACGGCAAAGAGACAACGTTTGAAAAGTTACATAAGAAAATAAATAGCACTATATCAAAGGATAAGTACAAAGGAAAGTCTGTGCTTATCGTCACATCGCATACGTATTTTTGCTCAGTCCTTTCGGAAAATCGTTATGATACATCTGAAAACATAAACAAGGAATACATAGACGAGTTTTTTGATATTGTAGAGAAAAACAATATAAAGGTAGGAATCTATTTTAGTGGCAACACATCAAACATGGGTGTTTTCAGACAAGAATCGTATGTTAACTCAAATAATAATGCAACCAAAAGAAAAATAGACTATCAAATCACAATTGATGGAAACAATATAAAAGAAGAAAAATACAAATACAAAGATACCCACCCAGTCCAGCATAAGACTGGTACTGACAAAAATGGAGAAGAATATAGGGTAGGGGTTTGTCCTTATGAAATGTTTTTTCCTTATAAAAAGAAAGGAACAAGAAAACACAGATACAAAAAGCATAAAATTGTCGCTGGTGGAAATCTTTGCAGTATGTGCCAATTTTGTAAAGGGAAAGATGAAGAAAAGGACTTGACGCTATGCGTTGGATTCCTAAACAAAGGTTCTAAAAATATATACGACAACTTTAATGTCGGAAATCCGAATACCACTAATTATTTGAAATATAAGTGTACCAACGAATATTTAACAATGATGAATACTATTAACGAGATAGAAAAAAGAAAGAAAATACATAATATTAAATAATACACAGTATGACAAAGGAACAAGAAGACAAGATAATAGAGCAAGCAAATGAAATTTTGCAAAGACGCTCCGAGAATACCATCTATATAGAAGAATCTGGTGGAGGCAATGGAAATGTTTGGATGAAAGTTTTCATTGTTTTACCGAATGGAGAAAAAGCCTATTACACAAGAGAAGGGGGAATAAGCCAATTCAGTTGCGGTTGCTCATGTGCTCATTCATTTCAAGCCGATGAATTACCCAAAGAATTGTTGTTCTCATTTAGACATGGCACACATTCCGTTGAAGCAAATTGGGAACTCAGAGACTATAAATGGAACTTTGACGATTTGGAGTACGAAAGAATTGACGAAGAAAAATGGAACAAGGAACAACAAAACATCAAGTCTGCACGCGAATTGATTGATACTTGCAAAACAATCGACGATATTTACACGTTGTACGATAAGTATCTGCGTGATGCACACATTCCATACGACATTATCTTTAAGGCGTTTAAAATCTTTAAGTATGAGCCTAACCTTTCCAACTTGTTTAACGGAGAAATTGGAATGTTTGGCTTCGAGCAATCATTGGTATTCTTTTCTATAATGAAAAATTACGAAGATATTAAAAAGAAAAATTCGGAGGTGAAATAACAATGGTATGGATTTAATATTCTTTGCACTACTGATAATCTTGTTTGCCTACATATTGGTTCACGCAGGCGACGAGGGGAATGGAAATGAATAATTAAAAGCAACAAGAGTATGGAACATAAAGAAACATCATCATTCAAATATAAACGTAGGATTGATGTAGAAAAATGGTTCGACGAATTGTATGACGGAAAATTCGGAATACATCGTTGTACATTAAGCAATAACGAACATGGTGTTATACACATACATAACACAGAGACAAAAGAACATATAGCGTCGCTGGTCAAAAACGTATTATACACAAATAATTCGAGTTTTATATAAATATAAACAACAAGACTATGAGCTACTATTGCAAAGGAGAGATTTGCCCACGCGCTAAGAAGTGTTTAAGGGCAAAAGCATGGGAAATATTTCCAAAGAACAGCACTGCTGCTGGTGTGTGGCTTGTTCCAGAGAACACATGTATCAAGAACAATTATGAAGATGGAATATTTAAAACAAATTAACAAACAATAAGGCTATGGGATTTACAAAAGGTCAAAACGTCTACGTATCATCAAGTGATAGTAGGCAGAGCGGATTTAACGCAACAATTACATCAATTGGTAGCAAATACATAACGGTTACTGATGAGTATGGGCGCAAATATAAGTTTGACAAAGAACGTTACTATTGCATTGATTGGAGTATATACCACCTCGAAGAAAATGAAGAGTTGTATAAAACAAAACTCGTCCGAGAAGAAAAACTGCGTTTTATTCGCAATAAAATATATTGTCTTGATAGTGTTCTTTTAGACAGCGAGATTAATGATATATACAATAGGTTAATACAAAAGTACGGAAAATAATGCTATGGAACAAATACTTCACCTATTTATAACTAACAAATGTCGCCACGATTGCGAATTTTGTTGCAATAAACTATACGACATCGAAAAGATTCCTGTTGTAACAGTAGAGCTACTAAAATCTGTAGATACTGTATGCCTGACAGGAGGAGAGCCTTTTACTGTCAAACCTATAATCTTAAAGAGCCTCATATACAGTCTAAGAACTCAATATAAGAACATAAAAAACCTATATATTTATACTAGTGGATATGAGTTTGAAAAGGTGTATCAAGACTATTATGAGTTTGTTCATGTGTATAATTGGATAAATGGCATTAACATTGCACCTAAAGACTGGAAAGACTGGATAGCTGTTCCAAGAGTTATTCCTATTATTAACTGTGAATCAAGTTCTAATAGGCTCTATGTGTTTAGAGAACAAAGACCTGTCTTTGATGCAATGCACATTAATTTATCAAAGTTTAATATAGATGTTATTGATAGACAGTGGGACAAAACATTCAACACGCCAAGCAATGAACACTTTGCAAGGTTGCCGATACTATTTTAGTTGTAACATTGTTTAACTTAATCTATCTTAACAAAACAAAGAACCAAGGAATATTATTAGTAACTTTGCAAGAAATAAAAGTATAACGATTATGGCAAAGAAAAAGACAACAGAGCAAGCTGCCAACGCTCTCAAAGAAATTATGGCAGGACTGAACGAAGGCGTTATCAAGGACTACGAGATGCCGACGCTGTGCAATATGGAAACATGCAAGGACACTGGCTTTGCGGTTATCTTAACACTGAGTACCAAATACGACTACACGAACAAGGTGCTCGACATGTGGCGCGACAAGTTGCAAGCCGACGACTACATGATAAGTGTTCTGCGTAACCAACTAAAAGTAAGGTTTAACGTAATGTATTAACAAAAAAACGATTATGAATAAAGAGATTTTAAAGCGCAACATCGAGCAGGTAATCATGCAGCCGTGCAACGCAAACTATCCGAAAAGGATAAAGGAGAACGGTCTTTCCGAGGATGGTACACATATCATGGTCAAGGTAACTACCGATGATTCGTCATGGCAATGCAATTTGGTTGATAGAGACGGCAATCCTATTGACTACGTTGAGCGTATCTTGGAACACCTGCCAGAGAAGTACCGAGACCACCTCGTTACAATCAAACACGACAATAGGGTTAGTTACTCATACGTGCCAGTGTTCGATACGGACACACAGGCTATGTGGGATAAAGCGGTAAGTGATTTCTACAAGGCAAAACAGGAATGGTGTGACAAGTATGGATGTGATTAAAAGGTAAAACGTATGAAAAGTATAAAGGAAAAATCAGAAGAATACGGCTATGCTAACTGGCAGTCCGATGATTACCATGATGGTGCGAGTGAAGGTTTAGATTTTGACCCAATAGGTCACACACAGAAAACGTTTGAGGCAGGTGCAAACTATGTGCTTGAACAGATTGAACAACTTACAAATAATCAAAATTGGTGCGCTTTTCCAAAGCAAAGCCATAAAGAGTTAAAAGAACTTATTGAACAACTAAAGAAATAAGATATGAAATGCAAAGATTGTACAATGGACTGCCAATACAGGACATCTGACGGAGAAAAAGAATGTATTTTTCAAAATCACATAATACAAGTTCCAGACGAATGGCAGGGCGTAAGAATACAAGCAGCCATAGCAGCAATGCAGGGGTTTATTACTCATGGTTTTAGTGGGGATAGTCTTCCAAATGACCGCAAAGAAGCAAGGCAGTATCTTGCAAGAACCTGCGTAGGGGTGGCTGATGCACTAATTGAAGAACTTAAAAAGAAATAACTATGGCAACAATTAGAGCATACACAGATGAAATATGGAAAGACGTTGTAGGATGGGAAGGGCTTTATCAGGTATCTTCTTTTGGAAGGGTTAAGTCTTTTCGTAAGAAAGAACCACATCTTTTATCTACTTGTGTTGGCACACATGGGTATTGTGTCGTCTTGTTGCACGATGGTAAGGGGCAAAGAAAAAATGAAAGAGTTCATAGACTTGTTGCACAGGCATTTATTCCCAACCCTAATAACTATCCCTATATAAACCACAAAGACGAGGATAAAACAAATAACCACGTTGAAAATTTAGAGTGGTGCACCGCTGAATATAATTCTAACTATGGGACTTGCAAAGAGCGTATTGCAAATAGTAATAGTAAGCCAATTCTAAAATATGATTTAGACGGAAACTTTATCTGTGAATATAAAAGCCTTGCAGAAGCAGAAAGAATTGAAGGTATAGACCATGCAACAATAAGTATATCCTGTAGTGGAAGGGTTTCTTATTAATGTGGTTATATATGGATATACAAATGTGATGAAGATACTATACAAGAAAGGGTTAAAAGAGTAAAAAGAGTATATAAGCCAAGAAAAGTTGCAATGTACGATAGGAATGGCGAGTACATCAGAACTTACGATTCTGTGTTGCAAGCATCAAAGACATCTGGCGATTCTTACATGGTAATAAACAGACAATTAAAAACAGGAATAATAACAAAAAATGCAATACATATATGGAAACGAGTGTAAACAATAAATGTAAGGCTTTCACATCTCTGGAACAAAGTCGTAAATTGGCAAAGCTACTGCCACTTGAGAGTGCGGATGGCGGATGGTATGGTACAACCAATCAGAAAGCACCAAATACTAATTTCTGGCTTGGTACTAAGTATTCGAAGAATGCAGTATATCCTGCTTGGAGTCTTGCAGCGTTGCTTAGTATTATTCCAAATTATAAACTAAGTAGTGAACATAATTATCATACTTGTATAGCAGAAACATCTTTTGGAAAAGAAACAGTTACTTGGTTCGACAACTCTATTGATGCTTGCGTGGCTATGATTGAAAAATTACACGAATTAAATTTGTTGTGATTATGGAAGCAAATATAATAAATGATAATTTTGTACATGATTCTAACTATAAAAGAATTTATATTAAACAAAATATGGACTACGAAGAAAAATACAAAAAGACTCTTGAAAAAGCAAGAAAAGAACTACAAGCATGTGGCTCTGTTGATTGTGATGCAGCAAAACAAATATTTAGATTTTTCCCCGAACTTGCAGAGTCAGATGATGAGAAGATAAAGAAATGGATAAAGAAAGAGTTGGAATCTAAATATGTTGTTGACAATATTGTTAATAATGAGATGGCAGATAAGGCACTTGCTTGGCTTGAAAAGCAAGGTGGTATCACTAAATTAAGTGAAGAAGAACAAAACAGATTTTCTAAAGGCGTACTTACAAGTTGTGCGTTATCATTTATTGATTATCTTGATGCGCATAAATATGAAGGTAAAATGTGTGTGTCTAACGGAGAATGTGAAGATATAGAAAATGCTTTCCACAACGCTATGTGGAATAGGCTGCACAGATATTATTGTAAGTATATTGAAAAGCAAGGAGAACAAGGTAAATCAGCACTTGAAGCAATCAAAGAACATGACATTTGTGAGACTTGTGAAAGGCAAGCAGGTTGCATTGAAGAATGTCCTGTTAAGTTAGTAGAGAAACAAGAGCCTGCTGATAAGGTTGAGCCAAAGTTTCATGAAGGTGATTGGCTTGTAAACATTGAATACGGTAATGTAGTAAGGGTTCTTGAGGTATTAAAAAATAATTATAGACTTGATTTCGGTGGAGATACCATCGGGACACTTTGCACAGAACTTGTAGACAACGATTATCGTTTGTGGGACATTAATAAAGATGCAAATGATGGCGATGTGCTTGCGACTGAAAACTTTATCTTCGTTTTCAAAAACATAGATAACGGTAATGGTGTTCATTATTATTGCCATTATGAAATAAATAAACACAAAGATTGCAATCAATTTGGCGTTGCATTACCACAATCATTGATGGGTAGGGTTGGAAATAGTATTTCTCATTATTCACCCGCAACCAAAGAACAGCGTGATACTCTGATGAAAGCAGTAGCCGACGCAGGATATACCTTTGATTTTGAAAAGAAAGAATTAAAAGAGATTGAGCCTGATGAGTGGAGTGAAGAGTGTTGTATAAATCAACTTATTGTATTTTGCGAAAATTGCATGGTTCAAGATACCAATGCTAAAAGATGTGCAAATTTCCTCAAATCCCTTAAAGACCGTATAACTTGGAAGCCAAGTGATGAACAAATGTTGGCTTTAGATTCAACGCTTCAGTATAGTCAAGTATCACACAATTCCTATGAGAACCTTAATTCATTATATAATGATTTAAAGAAACTAACAGAATAAAGTTATTGAATTATGAAACAATTTATTTTAGGATTATTTTTACTTTTCAGCGTTGACGGGATGGCTATTCACATCCATCATTTTCATCACTATTACCGTCCGCATCACCACAGTCATGTGACAACTCAAACAAGAAAGGAGCGACTACACAAGGTACAAGCACGCAAGGTTCGTACAATAATTCGGCACGAGACAAAAGTAGTAAATACTTTCTGGCGCAATGGAATCTTGTATTACATAATCCTTAACCCAAGAAGAGGCCATGTTTACGACAATGGGTTGGTACTGTGTGAGGGTTGTAATAAAGTATTAGTTAAAAAAGGAGTAAAATACTGTAGCAAATGCAGAAGAATTAAAGGGTTAAAATAAAATCAATTTTGATTATGGAAGCGCCAGAGAAAATTTATTTATTTGAAAATCCGATTGATGGCACAGCCGATTATAGATGGCTATCTAAAAGGAGTTGTAGCGATGATATTGAATATGTCCGTACTGATGTCTTTATTGAGAAGGCTACGGACTATATTGCTAACAATATGCGATATAACGGATATACCCTACAAACAAAAACAAAGTTTATTAGAGATTTCAAAAAGTATATAGAGGAATAAGATATGAAAGTAGAATTAGATAAAAGAGATATTATCCATCTACTTAGAGGTGTAACACCAAGTTATAATACAATGAAATTAATTGAAGACATGAAACTTGGCAGTTATACAGGAGGCTTTGTAGACAGATTTAACTGGAATTCCGTAACATCTGTTTGTTGGGATAAGTATTCTGAGGAAGAGCTGTACGAATTATATATAAAACTCACAAAAGAGTAAGATTATGAAGAAGTTTTTAATAACAATAGCACCTTTTTGTGTGATATTGTTCGCTCTAATGTGGTTTTCTTGGGGGTTGAAAGGAGCGTTTGCGTTCTTTGGCGTAGTACTATTCGTTGTTGCTGTGGCAATATTGCTTGCAAAGTGGATGGAGTTCGTGAATAAACATGTAAAAGATTGATTATGGAACTGATAGACAAATCCGCTGTAGTGGCGGAGATAGAGAGAAGAATTAAGACAAACAAGGAATGTATGCTTGGTTTAAAAAACCTTGATTACTACCAAGGTAAAGTAGATGCCCTTAATGACACAATATATTCCATCAACACCCTTGAAGTGAAAGAGGTGGACTTGGAAAGTGAAATTAAAAGTTGGCTTAGCAATGGTGACATAACTGATACAAGGTATGATGACTATGATGATTGGGATATTGAAAGAACAGCTAAGCATTTCTTTGAACTTGGACTTAAAGCACAGAAAGGAGAATAGACTATGAAAAAAGAGGATGCTATAAAGTACCTTCAGCAGCTTTACCCCAATGGTGGTCACTGCTGGCTTGATGAACAGAGAATAGAGGCTATTAATATGGCTGTAAAGGCTTTGCAAGAAGAGCCTGTAAGCGAGCAAAACCTTTCCAATGTTGAAAGAACTGTAAAGAATTGGAAAGAACCTGTAAGCGAGGAATTGGAAGAAGCTTCAAAGAATCATGCTGTTGAGAGGTTTAGAACCACAAGGGATGAATTTTTAGCCGAGAAATGTAAATGGTCTTTCAAGGCTGGTGCTCAGTGGCAGAAAGAACAGATAATGGCAAAGGTGATTGATGTAGAAGTAAAGGTGGATGCTGGCGGCTACCCATATATCCCTACCATTGAACTCTACGACTATGACAAGGATATTCCTTTGGCAAATGAAGGAGATAAATATAATGTTGTATTGATTAAGGAGGGCTGAACTATGAGTAAGGCAGAGAAATTTATACAGGACTACACAAAGAATTGTAGTAATGAACTGTGTGCTGTAGAAGATAGGTTTGGGAAGAAAGTCATATCATATCACAAATGGCTTACTCCAGACCAAGCAAGAAGGGCTGTGGAGATTGCAATGGAAGAAGTGATAGAAAAAGCTATTGGGTGGATTGAAGAAATCAATAACCATCATCATATTATGCGCTACTCAGATTCTTGTGAGCCACCTATTAGTGAATTGACTGAATGGTTCAAGAATTATATGAAGGAAGGAGATAAAGATGAGTAAGGCAGAAGAGTATTCATTCAACATACCAAGTGAGCTGTTCCAACAACTAACAAAGGAACAACAAGTGTTGTGGCGAAAGGAAATAGAAAACACCTTTAATAATGGCTACCACAAAGCAGAGAAAGACTTGGAACTTGGTTGGGAGGATATGATGGTTATTCACAGGTGTATTAAGGATGCCATGAATTATCATTTATATAAAATGCTCGAAGGTACAGAAGGACAGAAAACCGTATATCAAGATGTATTGAAACGATTTAAAGATTTAAAGAAATGAACATGTTTATTAAAATTAAGGAAATTATCTACAAGGTCAAGGACTACGATAGATTAGAAAGCGACTACTGCACCGTGCTTGACATGGTGACGGGTGCAAGGCTGAGTAAGCCGAACTACACGATGGATGCCGTCCGTGAAGCTTTCAACGAATTTCTCGACGAGCACGACAAAGAAGTGTATAAGCCAGCCGAAACGGTTGAGAAGATTCTCGACAGCATCGGCAAAGATGCCACATGGATGGTCGTTTCATTATATCCGAGTGGTAGAGAAGCACATTTCTTCCGTTATGGCTACAAGGTCAGCAAGAAAGATTTATCGAAAGATGAAATGTTTGGATTTACGTCATGGGTGCATGCAGTATACAATAGTGGACTGTTTCAGAAAAGGGAAGAGAAATGACATCAGACGACATTAACTTTTATTATGTTAATCTTTGCAAACAATACTTGGAATGTAGCGGACAATTTATTACCTTTGCAATATGAAAGATAAATCACAAACAGCACTCTTTAAAGAGGTAAGACCAAGACTCAACAATGGCAGGTATTGCACAGAAGAGCAGTATCATGTCAATATGGTTATGGAAGAAAATAAGAGGCTGCGTCTGGAGAGGGACAAGTACTTTAGAATGTACGTCTCTATTGAGAGAGACAACGAACGCCTCACAAGGGAGTTGATGGTGCTGAAAAGTAAGATACAGGATTTGATGTAGCGGTATGGACATAAACTCATGCACATTTGTCGGTAAGATTGGCAGCAATATCAAGAAAGGCAAGACACAAAACGGAGAGCCGTATATTGGCTTCTTGTTGCGATGTGAGCCTCCTGCAAACGCTAACAGCTCTCAAAACAACCAGTCGCAGATGATTTCAATAAGATGTTTCAAGCCGAAGGTTATAAAGTACCTTGAAAATGTTGGGGCAAAAATGAACGACAATGTGGTCGTGTTGGGCTTCGTTAGTTCGTACAGAACAGAAGTTAAAGGCAAATCGCTGACAGCGAATAGCATTAACGCCAATCAGGTGTATGTGATTCAGACAAGACCGTATAACGATTAGTAAGAATAATTGCAGGTGTCAGTCCTGCGTAATGTTTAATTTAATATTTTATAATTTATGGCAACAAGTATTGTTGAAACGATTACTCCACAGAAAGCACAGGAGTATTTAGCAAAGAGCGGCGGAAACCGCAACATTAGTAAACCAGTGGTGCGTAGTTACGCAAATTCAATGAAAGAAGGCAAATGGCTTCTAAATGGCGAGCCTATTGTCTTTGATGTAGATGGTGTTTTGCTCAACGGACATCATCGTCTTAATGCCGTTATTGAAGCGAACGTGCCTATTCAGACGTTTGTCACAAGAGGCGTTGAACATGAAAGTTTTTCTACGTTTGATTGTGGGCGCAATCGTACATTAGGGCAACTTATCGGTATGGCTGGTACGAAGCATTATAATGTTGTCGCATCTGGCGTACAGGTGATGTTTAGATTAAAGCATGGTCTTGATTTGTCAGACAGCGGACTCAATGCAAAGTACGCAGTAAACAACTCAAAGTTGATTGATTTTTACAACTCTGAATCTGCATTGTTCAACGAGGCTGGCGAGTTCGCACAACATTGTCGGAATCAAGCACCGTTCTTTATGCAGAGCATAACGTCTGGCTCTTATGCTTACTTGTATAAAGAATGTGGATGGGACAAACAAACCATACGCGGTTTCTTTGAAGATTTATGTCAACTTGACACAAGTAAGAACCCAACAATCAACCTGCTTAGAAAAAGGTTGATAACCGAAAAGAACCGTCACGGAGCAAAACTTGAACGCAGTTTTGTTTTTGCGCTTGTCATTAAAACATGGAATTGCTATGTCAAAGGCGAGGCACTAAAGGTTCTTAAATTCGACAAAGACACCGAAGAATATCCAAAATTCCTAAAACGTAACGAAGTAGAAATAACTGATTAAATATGGAACAACAAGACTACAAAAATCAAATCCGCAGTTCAAGATGCGGTGCGCTCGGAAGTAGCGATGGGAAACTTATAATCTCAGTTGCAGAAAGCGGTATCATTCCAAAGTCTGCATACAAAAGACTTGCAGTATGTAAAGGTTTGATTGAGCAGGAGGATATTCCTTATACCGCTGCTGTACGTACAGGAGATGAGTTGGAGATGCTTGTATTTGAGCATTTGAAAGCCAATGACGACAGGTATCAGTCCAATCCATGTTGGGTCAGTAAGAAGTATAGCCGCAAGAACGTAAAACTACTTACGCATCCAGACATCGTACTACAAGACGACGAGAATAAGGTGCTTAATGTTTATGAGGTTAAATGTACCAAGTTTACATTTGAGCAGACCAAAGACACGTACAAGGCTCAGTTGATTATCCATTGGGTGATTGCTAACGAGATTGCAAAAGAACTTGGCGGATATAAAGTAAGGCTCTCTTTGGTACACTATTCGACTGAAGGGATGAACCTTGAAGATGGTTTTGAGTTTGACCCATTACGTCTTACCGTCAAAACATTGCGTAACATGGAAAAACTTTCCAAGTCATACAATCTTGCAGGGGCAATGGATATTATCGACACGTTCCTTGAAAACTTCACAGAGTATTACGAGGATGAGGTGGACGGAAATCTTTTGCCAGAAAAGGTTAAGACCGAGTTCGACCAAGTAACCACATTCCTTACCGAAATCAAGGAAAGGGAAAAGAAAGTTGATGACTTTAAAAAGAAACTTGCCGAATTTATGATTTCTAAGGGCATCAAGGGCATAAAAACTGATGCGTGGGCAATTACGCTGGTTAATGAATCTGAAAGCGTTAGCGTGGATTATAAGGCAATTTTCGCCAACGAAATAGAGACTAAGAAACCGCGTATTGCAAGCAAGTTAAAGAAACAATACAAGAAAGTTACTAAGAAGAAGGCTTATCTGGTGATTAAAGTACAAGATAATAATAACGAATAAACTTAAAGAGTATGGCAAATGAAGTAGTAAAGAAGCCTCAGACAGGCTTACAGAAATTCAACGCAATGTTGGAGAACACAAGAACACAGGAGTATCTTACAAACGTTCTTGGTGAAAAGAAACAAACTTTTGTTAGTAACATGGTGGCACTTGTGTCAAGCAACAAGGCTCTTAGCGAGTGCGACCCATCAACAATCATGTTTAGTTGTCTTAAAGCAACTGCACTTGGGTTGGCTATAGACCCATCTTTAGGACTTGCTTGGGTATTGCCTTATCGTGACAACAAGAACAACACAACGGTAGCCACGTTCCAGCTTGGTGCAAAAGCATATACTCAATTAGCCCTCAGGACGGCTCAGTACAAGAAGATTAACGTTCGTGATGTGCGTGAAGGCGAAATCGTTGGCGAGGACTTTGTAAGCGGCGAAATGCAGTTTAAGAAACTTGAAAAAGACCGCGAGAAAGCACCTATTGTCGGATATGTTGCAATGTTTGAGCTTATCAACGGATTCAGCAAACAACTCTATATGTCAATTGAAGAGATTGATGCACATGCAAAGCGTTTTTCTCAAACATACAGAAAAGGATATGGCTTGTGGACTGACAAGGATATGCGCCCAAAAATGGCTGAAAAAACAGTATTAAAACTGTTACTTTCAAAGTGGGGCGTATTAAGCGTAGAGATGGAACAGGCAATTAAGTCCGATTCTGCTGTTCTTGGAGAGAATAACAGTGTGCGATACGTTGACAACGAAGAGGATGCTATCGACTTAGAGAAAGCTGCTGATGTGGCTAAGAAATTTGAGGATTTCGACAGCGCAGAAGAAGTAAAAGACAACAAGTAACAAATAACCAAGGTGGGATGAGACACTCCCACCTTTCAAAACAAACAAAGCATGTCAGAAGGATTAACAACACTGCACTCACACAGCGGTCTTGAGAGGGAGCTGAAGTACCCCAAGCACATTGTACTTGTGGACGAGATACACGAAGACGAACTTATCGGCACGGAACAAAAGAAGTCCGTCACGTTCAAACGTTTCAAGTATGGAGGAGTCACATACATAGAAGTGCCTATCATGATGTTTGTAAACAATGGCGGAGTATTCAAGAATTTAATGAGATAAATGACTATGGAAACTATCAAGGAATGGTGGATTCGCAAGATGAAGCAAAGGAGAGAGCGGCAAGAGAAGTGTCTTTTCGCAAGAGCGAACGAGATTTATCAGGTAAAGGAGTACATGGGTAAGATATGGCTCACCCACGATGGTGCTCTTGTCTGTCCTCAAGAGATGCTTAATGGGGACATTACAGAAGTGTTGAACCAAATACGAGTGATGTATGTTGCAAGGAAGAGTTGATATGTACTGTTTCGGCATAGAATGCCCCATAAGGAAGTCATGCCTGAGATACTCTAAAGGACTCGTTGTGTTGGAAAACGACGGTACAAAGGATAAGTTCATTCGTAAGTGTACGAGGCAGAGAAGATTCCTGCAAGACGAGAACAACGTGAACCAAGACAGCAGAAGACGATGAGCGACACGAATCATATAGCACCGAGACCTAACGTTTCGGATTCTGACTACAAGGCTCTCAAAGCCGCCAAGAGACTTGAGGAGAGGCGCATAAGAGACGGATGGCGTTATGTACAGGCGACACCTATGATACAGGTCTTCGTCCCTTGCGACAAGAGCGGAAAACCAACAAAGGACGGAATACGACGCATCAATACGATAATTAATCGTTAAATTATGTAAATGATTAGCGTGAAATCCAATGAATATCGCTATCTTTGCAATGTAAATCAAAAGTAAATCAAGATGATACAGTTTGAACAAGAAGTTATAAAGGCGTTGGGATTGCCAAGCATACCGAAGAAAGAGTGGGATGGCAAGAGTTCGTTCGACAAAGGAGTGGCGGTTCTAAATATGCGTGACGAGCGTGAGGCATACGGAGTGTGCTCGTTCGACGCACAGACAGACAAGTCACCGAGAATCGTCAAAGTGTTCGGAATAGAGCCTTTTGCCAGTGTCGGCAAGGTATTCGTCGTACCCCCTTACATGACTTCCGAGGAGGAAGTGAAGGATATGGACTTGGACGAGCAATCGAAGAAGAAGGTTGAGCAGATTCTTTCGGAGGCTAACGAATTGGAGAATGAGGGCGTTAAGAGCGACGTTCCTGCGATGGAGGATTTACCAGAATACATCTTCCCAGAAATCCACAACAAACAGGAAGCCGAGGCATGGCTTCGCAGATATAACAGCATCAACAAGATTAAGGGTAAACTTCCTCAGTCCGAGGAAACACTTAAACTGCGATTGTATTCCATCTTTGTGGAACAACAGAAGAAGATGAAATGATGGATTATGAGTTACACAGACTGAGGGCGCAGGTCGCCGTTCTAAAGGACGTTGAGAAGGATTATCCGAGATGTTCAATCGGCAACTGCATCACTCAGTTGGAATCAAGAATCAGTGAAATCGAGAAACAAAACAGAGAATAGAATCATGGAACAGAAGAAAGAAACAAGAGCTACTATTGAGCGGAAAATCAAGAATGCTGTAGTGTTTGTACCTCGCACAAAGGACACGCTTAGCGTATTCTTTAGCGACAAGGGCTTACGGTTGACTGTAAATGAAGACTACGCGATTATTGCTACAGGATTCCATCGTCATGTTTTCAACAATTTCACTAACGCAGGTATTTCAAGACCATACTTGTACACAAAGCGAGTGATTGAGATTGCCAACGATAACCTGAAAGACATTGAGGTTGATGGTGGTTATTCGTTTCAACGATTACTTGAAGTGCTGAAAGCAAAGGAAGACAAGTCTGAGTACAACATTGTTACCTATGTGTCGTGGTGGCTCGAAATCATCTTTGCGCCACTTTATAGCATAGATGAATCAGAAGCAGGTTCTTTCCTTGTTTACGAGGCTTACCTACATCACATTGCCCGTCAATCCGTGTTGTTATCTGAGAAGAAGGAAGACATGACTAACAAACAATTCTTCGACGATGTTATCAAGAATATGCAGGACTTTATCGGTGGAGTTGACGAGCGTGTTATTTTCCACAAGATGACCGATAAGGAATTGGCACAGGCTAATATTGAGGCTTTGGCACAAAATGAACAAGAGCAGGCGATGGAGGCGCAAATCAATGGAAGTCAAGATTAAGAAACTATACGATGATTCCGTGTTGCCAACAATGGCACACACTACCGATGCAGGCTACGACCTATACGCACATTCCAAGTCTTATGACGAAGACGGAAACGTAGTATATGGAAGTGGCGTTGCTATGGAAATCCCTAAAGGTTACGTTGGGCTTGTGTTCCCACGTTCAAGCAATGCAAAGAAAGACCTAATTCTCAGTAACTCCGTAGGTGTCATTGATAGCGGTTTTAGGGGAGAGATTTCCTTCAAGTTCAAGTCAAGTAGTAGCATCGGTAATGATGGTGAGGTTGATGTCGTTGTGTGGCACAGACCAGTTCACTCATATAATGTTGGTGACCGTATAGGTCAAATAATCATTATGCCATACCCAAAGATTGAATTTGTCGAGGTTGACGAACTAAGCGATTCTGAACGCGGTGATGGTGGTTATGGTTCAAGCGGAAAGTAATATGAACAAGGCTCATTTAAAACTACTCAAAGAGAACTACGAGAAGGCTTGCAACGACTATGTGCGAGCTCTTCTCACCCTTTGGGACGTTGACTATAAATACGGCTACTGGATAGGTGGTGATGTTGGAGGTGTGTACGATTGCGACGGATGGATATTCTTTAATATGCAAGATGTTGTGTATTGCGTAGAGAATGGCGTAACATCCGAAGAGTATGAACAATGGCAAGACTATTGTGTCAAATGTGCCGCATACCACCTGTCGATACTAAATCTCAATGCTTGGCACAAAGGCGCACCAAGACACGACTTTACCAAGTTAGACGCTGCCAAGAAAGCACTTGAAGACGAAATTGAAAACGAGAAAAATAAGTTTTAGATATGGTATCACGCACAGCAAGGTTTTATCGGACACATCCAAAGGCACGGGCAAAACACCGTGCCTACCAAGCCAAATACAACAAGAAACCTTCACAGCGCAAGAAACGCTCTGAACTGACAACAATAAACCGCAGGCACGACCGCAAGTACGGCAAAGCATCACGCATAGGCAAGGACGCAAGTCATACAAAGCACGGTATCGTCTACAAGAAGTCAAGCGTCAACAGAGGCTCAAAGTCCGACATGGCAGGCGACCGTCGGGCACGTGGCAGTAAGAGGAGAAAGAAATGAATAATCATTAACGGAAAACAGAGAATAATATGGGATTTAAAATCAATTCAAAAGAGTTGTCGAAGCGGCTCGAACAATTGGCGAAGGTGGTGTCGCAGAAGAATGTGATGCCCATTCTCGCTGACGTGATGATGGACATAAGAGGTGATATGGTCGTGCTTACCACAAGCGACGGTGAATTGTGGCTGTCGCTAAAGTGCCCGATTGTCAGTTCGGATGGCGACATAAAACTGTGCGTCAATATCAAAGACTTACTGTCACTGATGTCGAACATCGACAATGACGTTACGATTACCGTAGACGACGGAGAGAGCCAAATCACATGCAACTACGGTAACGGAGAGTTCAACATGCCTTATGACAATGCAGACGAATATCCGACAAGTGACAATCTTCAAGGAGAGGCAAAGAGTGTCATCGTTGAAGGTCGCAAGATGTACAATGCGATACGGATGACTGAGTTCGCAATTGCTACAGACACGGCAACTGTCACCGTAAGTCCCGTGCTTGGTGGCATGAACTTCGACTTCAATGCGAACGGAATGTCTGTCTCAGCGACAAACCGTTTCAAGGTTGCAATCTACAACGACGACACCGTTAGGGATGGGGAGGGATGCGTAAATATTCCCAGAAAGACAATCTCCATAATATCGTCGCTTCTCGGCGGTATAGACGGAGAAGTGAAGATTTCCTTTAATAATTCTTGTATATCCGTCAGCAATACTGACCTTAAACTATCATCACGGCTTGTCGACGGACGCTTTCCTGACTGCAAAAAAGTTATTCCAGAATCGCCGTCATTGACTGTCAGCGTAAAGAAAAACGATTTACTTCTTGCCTTGAAGCGAGTGATGCCTATGTCTAACGATATAAGCGAACTCGTGAGGATGGAATTTGGCGAAGGGCATGTCACGCTAACGACAGAGAATGCAATATTCGGTAAAAGGGCGAGCGAGACCGTAGAGTGTGATTGCAGCCAATCGTTTGTTATTGGGTTTAAGGGTTCAGACCTCACGGAAATCATACGCAATGTTGATGACGAGGACGTTACTGTGGAACTTGCTGACGCAAAACGCGCAGGTGTGTTCTACGCATCTTCTGCTTACACTAAAGATGAATACGTATCTCTTCTTTCCCCATCAAACATACAGTAAAAGGAATGAACGACGGATTCGTGGAACGGGAGCACGGAGGCTCATACAGAGGTAAGGTTGTCATTGACGGTGTTGTCATTGACAATATAATCGGTGTCTACTTCAAGCAGGGAGGAGACCACTATCTATGGCTAAGACGCGAGAAGGTTCTTGAATATGACGAGAGAACATCATCTTTTAAAGAGCGTGACGCAAGACCGAGATGGGAGGCTTACTTGAGGAAGCAACTTGACGACGATGCGGTTGCGTACAAGGGGGAGTTCAACTTCCTTCGCTTCCGTTACTCTGTCGTCGGCGTATGGGACAGGGTTCTCGGAAACGACAAGAGACAGCGGTTAAACCTTTTCGTGGAACGTCTTCCCATGTCACAACAGACTATCATAAACGGAATTAATGAACAAAAACTCAGACAACAGCAATGACGGAGGAAGAGGTTAAGAGGAATCTTGAAGAAAACGAGCGTATGACGATGCAAAGCGTGTGCGACACCCTGCGTAAACACGAAGGATGCACGAGGGCGTATCTTGCATCGTTTGTGGCATCACTGTGCAATGTTGACAGGGAACGCATGTTCTCTGCATGCAATGACCTTGACGTGGCACAGGCAAGATGGCTCTTCTGGTACGCCTATCGCTATATGACCAACGAAACCTACGAGAAGATTGGCAGGCTTTCAGAGGAACTGTACGGTAAGGTGTACACCAAGGTATGTGTAGCGTCAAGCGTAAACAAGATGTACTCGCTTATAGAGCAGCAACCTGTATGGCGTAAGCGTTGGACTATCATCAAGCGGATTATCAAGGAAAGCAACGGAACGGTGGTTGAGCATCCAACTCCAATCACCATTACCATACCCAAGAATGTTGAATTAACTATTAAAAAAGAATAAGATTATGATATTCGAGAGCAAAATCAGTTACGAGCAAGACGGCAAGGCTGTCAAGGCTCAGTACATCATCGAACACGCAGAGTTGTTCGGAGAAGTGGAATCAAAGTTGTACGAGGGGTTCGGAAACTTTCCAGACTTTAGTGTTGTGTCCATCAAGACAAACAACAAGATTCGTGAGATTATCAACGAGAAGCCTACAGACGATGACGAGTGTAAGATTTTCTACGCTACCATCTGCGACTTCTTCACGAACGAGGACGGAAGCATAAAGGAGATTCCCTATGTGGTTGTTGCCTTTGCCCATGATATGACGGAAGCCAAGGCTGCTGTTGACCAGTATATGAGAATGGGGCTTGAGGATATGGAACTCAAGGCTATCAAGGAAACCAAGTTTATTAACGTATTGGGATAAGATATGGGACACTTAGTATTAGTAGGCGTAGACAACGGTGTTACTGGGACTATCGGTGTAGTAGGCGAAGGAATAGAGCCAAAGATTTATCATACACCTGTAAAGAAGGAACAGAATTACTGTAAGAAAAAAGATAATATCACACGTCTTGACGCTAATGGATTTGCCGACATTCTAAAGCAGTTCGATGCAAAAGATGTGATGGTGGTTATGGAGCGACCTATGGTGAACCCTACAAGATTCAAGGCTACAACATCTGCATTGCGTTGCTTTGAGGCGCAGTTGATTCTTATAGAACACCTTGGTCTTGCTTACTGCTATGTAGATAGCAAGGACTGGCAACGTGAACTATTGCCAAAAGGTATCAAAGGTGCAGACGAACAGAAGAAAGCAAGTAAGGATATTGGCAAACGCTTGTTTCCACAACTTGCGGACTTTAAGCACACAGACTTCGATGGACTCCTTATCGCTGAGTATGCACGACGTAAAAATTTGTAAGATATGAAATACGAAATAAGTAAAGAAATCCTTCAAGATGGGGATAAGTTTGAAGTAGTAGGTGATAGAATCGTTGCCGACATAAGGTTTCATATTGCAGCATATAAAGGAACTATTGAAAGAGAAAAGTTGCTTAATGCACTTATCGAAGAAAATCTTTTTGGAGACTTTATAAAGAACGGCAGCACTGAATTAAGCGATGGAACTTATGTAAGGCTTGTCGGGTTACAATTTGGAAAAGAAGAATAATTATGTTAGACCTACTTTCTACACAAAACCAACTCCACACAAGGCTTGTGG